TTGTTGTTGCGCGGCGACATCATTCGCCTGCGTAAGATGTTGGATATGGAGAAACAGGACGTTGTAATACCGAAGTAGTTATTCGTATGTGGAATTAAAGACCGTCGAGGCCGCTATATGCCCGCCGAACGATACGGTGAATTCCACAGCCGAATACCATCTTTCGCCGCCCCAGTAATGGCACGGCACCAGTAGCCCCTCCCACGGAAACGCCGGAGGAAACCCGACCCGCCTAGTGCGGGTTTTTGCTTTTCAGGAGTTAGTAATGAACGATGAAATTGAGCTGAATGGAGATGATGCAGGCACTGCAGACTTCGATACCGGTTTTACCGGCGCTCCCACGGCAACGCCGGAGCAGCAAGTAGATACCCAAAAATCCACATCTGAGCAGCATCAGGAGCCAGTTCAGGATCAGCAAAAGCAGCAGTTCCGGCAGATTACCGAGGATGAGTTCAGCCGTTTAAGCGCCAGTGCCGCCGCAATCGACGAGATGAGGGCCACGCTGGGCAAACAGTCGGACACCGTTTTCGGAAAGATAGGCGGACTGGAGCGAATGCTTAAGCAGTTTCAGGATCAGACACCATCAGGTTCCGCGGTTGAAATAACCGAGGACGACTTGGCGGAGTTGCGCGACGAGTTCCCGGAGTTGGTCGGTCCGCAGCTGAAGGCGTTGCAGCGTATCGCCAGCAAGATGCGCGGAACTGGGTCGTCTGCCGAGTTTGACGAGGGAAGGCTACATCAGTCTGTCAGCCCTTTGTTAGATAAGGCAAGCGACGGCGCAGTGATGCGCGTGAAATCTGAGATTGCCGCTGAGACGCTGGATGAAACAAATCCAGACTGGAAACAGATCATAGGGCTTCCTGATGAGAATGGAGCAATACCAGAAACTGATTACCGCAAATGGCTTTCCACGCAACCGCCTGAGTATCAGGCGCGCATTGGTGATTCGTTTAGCCCAATCGTTATTGGTCGTTCAATCGACAAGTTCCTAGAACATCAAACATCGCTCAAGAAAAACGCCGAGAGGCGAGATCGTTTTGAACAGGCAATAACTCCCCAGGGAGATGGAGGAGATGATCTTCCACCCGAAGGAGATGACGCATTCAACGCCGGATACAACGGCAGATAAAACAACCAGCCCGCCTAGTGCGGGTTTTTAATTTCAAGGAGAAACACCATGGCTATGCAAACTTATGCGTTGACACCAGCGCGTATCGACAAATACAAGGGCCGCATCTTGGCTCACGCCATCCCCCAAGAAGTTTTGGGACGTGCCGGCCGTCAAGAAAAGATGCCGAAGAATGCCAGCAAGACGTACATCGCTCGCCGCTGGTTGCCTTACGGTGCCACCACTTCCAACCCCAACCAGTTCTTCCAGACATCGACTACGACTGACCGCACCAACGCGCTGATTCAGGCACACCAGACTTCGGAAGGCGTTACCCGCGCGCCAGAGTCCATCGTGCCTCAAGACGTAACGGTGGTGATGAAGCAGTATTCCTGCCTGTACGGCCTGACTGACCAGATGACCGACCTGTACGAAGATGACGCTCCCAGCGCCATGAAGGAACAGATCGGAGAGCGCATCACGCTGGTCAATGAGCAGATCATCTACGGTGAATTGAAGGCATCGACAAACCAGTTCTACGGCGGCACGGGCACTACTCGCGCCACCGTGAACGGCCCGATCAGCCTGAACATGATCCGCAAGATGGTGCGTTCTATGCGCGCCAACCACGGCATGTCTGTGACCTCGTTGCTGAAAGCATCCGGCAACTATGGCACCGAAGCTGTTGGTGCTGGCTTCTTCGTGTACGGACACACCGATCTGGCTGCGGATATTCGCGACTTGCCGAACTTCACGCTTGTCGAAAAGTACGCTTCCGGCACTCCGGTCCCTAACGAGATCGGCAAGTGTGAAGAGTTCCGCTTCGTGCTGTCTCCTGACCTGCCCAGCATCCAAGACGCTGGCGCGGCCATCGGCACATGGACTGGCACCGGCTCGGCATTATCCACAACCGGCACCAGCATGGACGTATACCAATTCGTCGTGCTGGCAAAGGATGCATTCTCGCAGATCAGTATCCGCGGCAAGGATTCCGTGGATATCACCTTCCTGCCTCCCAACCAGAAAGACAAGTCTGACCCGCTGGGTCAGCGCGGCTATGCCGGTGCTATCTGGTACAAGGCCGCGATGCTGGAGAACAACGGCTGGTGTGCGGTGGGCAACGTGGGCGTGAAGAGCCTGTAACCAATGAGTGAGGCCGCCTCGCGCGGCCCGCTCTATCAAGGAGAAAAACCATGATCGGATCTATCCGTCAATGGCTGGCTGGTATCGCGGACTCTAAATCGAGCTATGCGCTGAATCAAGTGCTTGCCCCGATTGGTGATCGCATTTCCACTCAGTCGCTTTCAACTGCTGGCCTCGCAATCAAGGCTGGTGGTGGTGTGCTTGTTAAGACCGGCGCTGCCGCGTACTGCGCTTCCGTAAAAGGGAAGTTGGTATCTGTTGCTGCCGCCACTGACCAAGCCGCGTTGTCCGGCACTGTGACAAATGCCGCGTTCAATGTCTTCGCGTTCTTTGTAGATTCCGCCGGAACCGGCACATCTGCAATGGGCATCGAAGGTGCGACATTGCACGCTGTCGTATTCCCTCAGATCCCAGAGGGAAAAGCATTGCTGGGCTTCGTCATCATCAACCCAACCGGAACGGGTGACTTCGTTGGCGGCACTACTGCGCTCGATGATGCCACCGTTGCCCCGAACGCCGTTTACGTCAATGTCCTTGGCGCATTCGACCCGACCGTACTCATCGCATAAGGAGAATCAACATGGATCGTCTTCAACAAACCTCGCTGACTGGCGCACTGGGCAAGGCAACGCTCGCCGCTGGTTCTACTACAACCGTTTCGTCCACCGGCACGCTGCCGTTCGCCATTCGCGGCAAGGCGTACAGCCACGCCGCACTGAGCAATACCGCAACCCCGACTACCGATGCCAATACCGGCGCGGCCTTCGTTGGAGTCAAAAAGGGCTTCGGCTCGGTGTTCGTGTACGGCTTCAATGCTGCTGGCGATTTGCTGTGCGCCCAAGGTGAAGTCATTGCCTTGGACACTTCCGGCACCTACGCATGGAAACAGAAGCCGCAGCTCCCCGCATTGCCGGATGACTTCTGCCCAATCGGCGCATTGACCATCTTGGCTGGCTCGACGGCAGATGCAACAACTGGCTGGATTCAAGGCTCCAGCAACCAAGCATCTGTGACTGGCATTACTTATGCCCGCACAGACTTCGCGCTGGGTATGCCTGACCAGTTGGTTTAAGCAGTAGCAGCAACAGCAGTACCGGAGGCTCGCCAGAAATGGCGGGCCTTTTTGTTTGACCAAAATGGAGGCAGCAAAAAATGACACGCATAGTAAAAGAAAAAACAGCAGGCAAAAATTCCGGCAACTCAAGTACAGCCCAGAACAATTCCGGTTCGAGCAGTTCTGATGCCAAAGACAACCCCGTCAAAACAACTAGCGCTGTCCACTCCGAGAGCATGCCGCTGGCACAGCCGAAAGACATTACGCTTCCAGATTCCGGCCCACTGACACGCACAAACGAAACCATTGTGCCGGCCGACGCGACCGCTCTGGACAAGAATTACGCCGACGCACTGAAATTCAACGAAGACGTGCTGGAAATCATGCTGGAGCCGTCGTCTGAAGAGAATGCCCCAACTGTGATCGATGTCACAGTGAATGGCGAAACCGTATGGATTCCGGTTGGTCAGAACATGCGAATCAAGCGCAAGTTCGTTGAAGTGCTGATGCGCTCCAAGCCGGTATCGGTTTCCACCGCGCACGAAGACATCGGCACGAAGGTAATCAACAACCGAATTATCCGCAACACGCGCGCCAAGTATCCGCTGTCTATCCTGAGCGACCCGGCTCAAGGCAAGGGCATGGAGTGGATGCGCCGCATCCGCGCGGAGCTGTAACAAATGACGTTCCTGCAACTGGTACAGCGACTGCGCTCAGAGTGCGGCGTATCCGACACCGGGCCGACAACAGTTGTCGGTCAGACCGGCGAGTATGAGCGGCTGGTGAATTGGGTAAATGCCGCCTGGATGGATATCCAGTCAGCGCATCAAGACTGGAATTGGCTGCGCACCTCGCTTACGCCATTCGCCACGGTTGCAGGACAAACGACTTACTCCCCGACCGCAGCGCCGATGTCACTGACAGACTTCGGCGCTTGGGATCGGGACTCTTTTCGGGTGTACGAAACTGCGGCGGGGATCTCCTCCGAGACGTTTCTGACCTATAAGCCGTATGACCTATGGCGCAACAGTTACCTGATAGGTGCACTGCGTTCTACAACAAGCCGCCCCGATATCGTGACGGTGGCACCAGATAACTCGCTTGGCTTCGGCCCCATAACAGCGGCTGGGTATTCCATCGTCGGCGATTACTTCAAGCTGCCAAGCGAGATGTCTGCCGATACCGGTATCCCTGTGCTTCCGACGCAATATCACCTGGCTATCGTGTACCGGGCAATGATGAGCTACGGAGCGTATTTCGGTGCCCCAGAGGTTTACCAGCGTGGGGAAACAGAGTTCAGCAAGATGATGTTGCGCATGACTGCCGACCGCTTGCCGGACATTCTGATAGGCGGAGCTCTGGCATGATCCAGATGCCTCAAACCCGCTTCGACGTTATCGCCTTCAAGGGCGGACTCGATCAGGTAACGCCAACTCTTGGATTGAAGCCGGGGGTATGCAAGCAAGCGAGCAATTTTGAATGCTCGGTCTATGGGGGATACACGCGAATAGCTGGGTATGAGCGATTCGATGGGCGGTCATCTCCGAGCGCTGCTACACAGTCGATGGTATTTGTCGCCACAATGCTTATTGCACCATCTGTTGGCGATACATTGACCGGTTCCACGTCCGGTGCATCCGGCGTAGTGGCCGCGGTTGAGAACGGTTATATCGTGATAACCAAGCAATCTTTGGTTTTTACCGTCGGGGAGATGGCGCTGGTTGGGGCAACCAATATCGGGCTGGTTACAAGCCAGCCTGGCGGTCCGGTCAGTGCCCAAGAGAATGCCATCCATATAGCCGCGGCAGCCGATATTTACCGGGCGGATATTGGCGCGGTGCCCGGCTCTGGACCTGTGCGCGGGGTGTTCCTGTTTGACGACATCCTGTATGCCTTCCGCGACAACGCAGGAGCAACGGCGGTTGGTCTCTATAAATCGTCTGCCTCTGGCTGGGTGAATGTCCCGTACTACTACGAGGTGAGCTTCACTGCCGGAACAAACGAGCCGGCAGAAGGCGACACGCTTACACAGGGCGGTGTTACGTCCACAATCAAGCGCGTATGTACTGAGAGCAACTTTAATGCGGCGACAGGCGCGTGGGCGGCAGGCACTGCCACTGGGCGCTTCATCATCTCTGCGCCATCAGGGGGCAACTTTGCTGCCGGTGCTGCCACTGCCGGAGGCGCTACGACAATAACGCTGTCCGGCGCACAGACAGCCATCTCGTTCTTGCCCGGGGGGAAGTTCGAGACGATCAAGGAAAACTTCTCCGGCGGGCTCTCCACTTTCCGAGTATATGGTTGCGATGGCGAAAATAGGGCATGGGAATTTGACGGTAACATTTTGGCTCCGATCTCCACCGGAAACGGAGTGAACGACAAACCGAAACATATCTATGCCCATAAAGAATCTCTGTTTCTGGGTATTCAGACATCGGTATTTAAGTCTGCTCCGGGCTTGCCTTTCTGCTACACCGCAATCAATGGAGCGGTTGAGTTTGCTATTGGCGACACCGTTACTGGAATGGTGTCGGCACCAGGAACCCAAACATCTGCAGCGTTGTTTATCTTTGGGCGTAGTAATACCGCAATCCTTTACGGAACTAACGCTACGGACTTTAATCTGGTGACATATAACACCGGAACCGGTGCGATTGATTACAGCATTCAAAACATGGCACAGACGCTAGCCATGGACGACCGCGGCGCAATCATGCTGCAAACGTCGCTGAACTACGGCAACTTCGACCAAGCAACACTGACGCACAACATCCGACCGTACCTTGATGCCCGTAGGACAAGGCTTTCATGCTCGATGCTAAATCGAAGTAAAGGGCAGTATCGTATTTTCTTTAGCGACGGCTATGGTCTTTACATCACCATCGTCAACGGTAAATGGATCGGCTCCATGCCGACGTACTTCAAGCACGTTCCGTATTGTGCGATTGAGGATAAATACTCGAATGGCGATGATGCTAGCTTTTTCGGCGGGACTGATGGCTATGTCTATCAGCTCGATAAAGGCACCTCGTTCGACGGGCAGAACATCTATGCCTACATGACGCTGAACTATGCCGCCAGCGGCAATTCTCGCGTTTTGAAGTCGTACCGCAAGGCCGCGATGGAAGTTCAGGGAGGAGGCTATGCGGCATTCCGCTTTGGGTACAGCCTTGGCTACGGATCTGATGCCATACCGCAGCCAGCGAACACAGCCTACGGAATCAATTTCAACGCCCCCTATTGGGGCAGCTTCACATGGGGAAATTTCTATTGGGGTGGAAGATCGCTTATGCCATCCGAATGCTCAATGTCTGGCACCGCAGAAAACGTCGCGCTGGCGATATACAGCGATGCCAATTACTACCAGCCATTCACGCTGAACACCGCAATCATTCATTACCTGCCGCGCAGAGCGCTGCGATAAGGAGAAAATATGCCGACAAATAATTACTACAACCATGGATCAATTCCTCAAAACGGTACTCCTGGGGATGCTCAAGAGGTTGGTGCTGAGTTCGATTCCGTACAAGCCGGATTTGCAAAGATGGCCCCGCTTTCTGGAAACGGCGGCAAGCTAGTTGTAGTGAACGCAGGTGGTAGTGCGCAAGAAGCGGTGGCGGCCGATGGCGTTATCAGCGCAACGATCAATACTGCTACCTCAAAAGCAACTCCGGTGGATGCCGACGAAATTGGATATTGGGATAGCGTATCCACATCTCTCCGCAAGATTCCTTGGTTAAATATCAAGACCACGCTTAAAACATATTTTGATGGTTTATACGTTGCACTAAGCGGAAACCAAACAATCGCAGGTGTTAAAACATTCTTAGAACCTATAGGTGTGGCCCCAGCCGTAGCAAGCGCGGATGCTACTCAACTTCGTGACATATCGCTGTTCCCAACAGTTGCAAGCGCTGCATCCCCCGATATTTTCGGTGCTGCTGGCAGACTTATTAACTATACCGGAACTATAACTGCGACAGGCTTCGCCGCTTGTACCGATGCCCAAGTCGGTAGCACGAAACGATTGAAGTTGGCAGCGGCGGCATCTTTTACGGCTGCGGCAGGATTAACGATAGATGGTGCTTCATCTGGTGGAACGGTTACTTATTCAGCGGGTGCTGTTCTCGATGTCACCGCGCTTACTAATAACACCTTCGCACTTGAAACTGTATACGACTCTGGGGTGTGGACTCCTACTGGTATCGGACAGACGTTCACATCTGCTTCTGGTCATTATGTTCGTATACGCGATCTGTGTTTTATAGACGGTAAAGCAACGTGGTCTTCTAATGGCGCTGGGAATCAAGCTGGCCTAGTCGGCTTCCCACATCCCTGCTCATTCGCAATTGACGGGGGAGAGGGCGGAATAACTATTGGGTATCAAAATTATGCTGCCGACCTTATCTTGAGATACCCCGGGTACGCTGCCTCACCCAACGGGCTACTGGTTTATACGCCCGTTGGCGGAGCGGCAGTGTCCGATTCCGCAATGAGTACCGCGACACTGTATTTTTCAGGTTGCTACCGATGCGCAGTTTAATAAGGAGAGCTTAGTATGATGAAATTTGTAAATCCAAATAATAGCCGCGTGCTAATGCCCGATTTAAGTATCGTAGATGCGAGTACATTGACAGCAGAACAGTTGGCAACAGTGCTTGCGGCAGACCCAATCCCGTACACACAGCTAAGGCAGTATCCAGCCGCTAATATTTACCTTGATGGTGTGGTGAAGTCAGCTTCTACTGACCCCTTTGTTAAAGCAGAAGGGCAAGCTCAAGTGGCTAAATACTTGGCAGACTGCCTTGCCGTTAAAGCCAAGTATCCAAAGGTGTAGCCATGCTGCCACCTCCCGCAGACGTAACCCGCTTTGGCGGGTTTTTTATTGCAAAAAAATCGCTATGAGAGTAGAAAAATTGAAATGAAAGGGCTTTGACATGGCTGGACTCATCAATGCGGCAGCACCAAGCAAAATCGCTCAATCTGTGGCTGTTACAAGCCAAGCGCCAGCGGCGAAAACCGCTACTCAGACTGCTTGGGATGTGGCTGGAAATCAAACGGTACAGGGGCAGCTCGACTCGGTTCTCAGTAATGACTCCAAGTTAAACCAACTCGCCGCATCAAATGCCATGGGACAGGCAAATAAACGGGGGCTAATCAATACGAATATGGCGGTTGAGTCTGCACAGAATGCAGTTATTCAGAATGCGCTTCCGATTGCACAGCAAGATGCGCAGACATTCGCAACTGCAGGACAATCTAACGCGGTTGAGGCAAACAAGATCGGCACGTTCAATGCAGGAGAGGCAAACACGACGGATAGGTTTAATGTTGGAGAAACCAACAAGGTCAACACGTTCAATGCCGGAGAGACAAATACAAATTCACGCTTTGACTCATCCGAACTGAACAAGGTCAACATGTCCAATGCGCAAAACGAGCTGGCATTGCAACGTGATGCAAATGCTGTTGCTGCCGCTTCCGCCGCAGCCGCTGAGGCAGCGAAGAGAACGTCTGGTGAAAACGCGAATTCTGCAATTTCGTCATCTAACCAGAAATACCAGACCATCCGCGCAAACATTCAAGCCGACCAGAACATGACAACAGAGTCTAAGGCTCGTGCGATTGCCGAGCTGGACGCAAACCAAGTATCGTACCTGAACACATTTAAGACGCTTGCAGCGAGCGGCAT